ACTTTTCACTCAAAGCGGGACTTTTGGGTGACTAAGGTGGTGGATGCTAGGACGGTGGAGGGGACGGACAAGCAGGTTTATGAGCGAATCATTCAAGAGTACGGGCCGGACAGTGCCCAGGCGCACGTTGAGGTGTATGGTGAGTTTCCGAGCGCGGGGGATGACCAGTTTATACCAAGTAATACAGTCGATGAGGCCATGAAAAGGCCCAAATACAAGGACGCGAGTGCGCCTATCATCATTGGTGTAGACCCAGCGCGGTTTGGGGCGGATGCTACGGTGATTGCGGTGCGGCAGGGGCGGGATATTGTGGCTATTAAGAAGTACAGGGGCGATGACACCATGACGGTGGTGGGGCATATCATTGAGGCGATGGAGGAGTACAAGCCTGCAATGGTGGTAATTGATGAGGGTGGGCTGGGTGCGGGGATTGTGGATAGGCTCAAGGAGCAGCGGTACAAGATAAAGGGTGTAAACTTTGGGAATAAGGCCAAAAACCCGATCATGTACGGTAATATGAGGGCGCAGATGTGGGGTGACATGAAGGACTGGCTAAAATCTGCTAGTATTCCGCATGATAGGTTTCTTAAAACAGACCTGATTTCGCCCTTGATGAAACCTGACTCACGGGGTACGATCTTCTTGGAGAGCAAGAAAGAGATGAAAGCACGGGGTTTAGCTAGTCCAGACGCTGCGGATGCAATATGCGTGACGTTTGCGTTTCCTGTGGCGCATCGGGAGTACCGGGATACCCCTGTGCGTAGGTACTCGGATCACTCGGCGGTGTCTACTGGATGGATGGGGTCGTGAAAAAGAGCGTATCTTTATCAGTTGGGCGTGGCGAGAAGCTGCCAACGTCCAAGGGCGCTGGTTTGACTGCCAAGGGCCGTGCTGTATACAATGCAGCCACTGGCTCTAACTTGAAGGCTCCTGCCCCAAACCCTAAGACCAAGGCCGATCAGGGCCGCAAGGATTCATTTTGTGCAAGAATGGGCGCAGTAGCGGCTAACGCCAAGGATGGCGAACGTGCCAAAGCAGCCCTTAAACGATGGAAGTGCTAATCATGGCTACGAAGAAAATGAATCCGTTTGGCAAAGGCGAATCCAAAAAGATGGAGGCTGCTGAAAAGAAAATGGCTCCAAGCAAACAAGCCTATGCCGCTATGGAAAAGAAGATGGAATCTGGCGTCCACAAACCTATGGCGAGGAAGAAATAATGGCTACCAAACCTGGCCTATACGCTGCAATCAACGCCAAGCAAGACCGCATCAAAGCTGGCTCTGGCGAGAAGATGAACAAAGTTGGCAGCAAGGCAGCGCCTAGCAAGCAGGACTTTATAAATTCCGCTAAGACGGCGAAGAAGAAATAATGCCACTCAAAAAGTCACCTACGCCTGCGGCGTTCAAGGCCAACATCAGGGCCGAGGTCAAGGCAGGCAAACCGGTGAAGCAGGCCGTGGCGATAAGCTATGCTGTCAAACGACAAGCGGAGAAGAAAAAATAATGGCTGACTACACCGGCATTAACAAGGTTGGCAAGGTTGCCGATGTCGGTGGGGGCGGCGACGACGACAAAGATATGCTGTCCACCATGCGTTCGCGCATGACGATGGCGATAGATGCCTTCAGCGACTCGCGCAACAATGAACTAGACGACCTGCGGTTCATGGCGGGTAGTCCAGATAACCAGTGGCAGTGGCCTGCTGATGTACTAGCGACTCGCGGAGCCGTTCAGGGGCAGACCATCAACGCCCGTCCCTGCCTGACTATTAACAAACTGCCGCAGCACGTTCGGCAAGTCACAAACGACCAGCGGTACAACAAGCCTAGCGGCAAAGTTATACCTGCGGACGATGTTGCTGACCCTGAGATGGCAGAGATATTCAACGGGATAGTGCGGCACATTGAGTACATCAGTGACGCTGACATTGCCTACGCAACTGCCTGCGAGAACCAAGTCACCTATGGCGAAGGCTACATTCGGGTACTGACTGAATACTGCGACGAGAACAGTTTTGACCAAGAGTTGAAGATTGGGCGGATTCGCAACTCATTCTCGGTGTACATGGATCCAGCAATCCAAGACCCATGCGGCGCAGATGCCCGGTGGTGTTTTGTTACGGACGATGTGCCAAAAGACGAGTACGAGCGCCTGTACCCAGATGCTGCGCCTATCAGTAGTTTGCAGTCTTTGGGTTTGGGCGACCAAGACCTACAGCAATGGCTGCGGGATGACACGGTGCGGATTGCGGAGTACTTCTATCGGGAGTACAAAGCCGAGACACTGAACCTGTACCCCAACAACATCACGGCGTTTAACAACACGCCTGACGACAAGCAACTGAAGATGCTCTACGGCAAACCGCTGAAGACTCGGATTTCGCAGCGGGAGAAGGTTTGCTGGGTCAAGTCCAACGGCTACGAGGTGCTGGAGAAGCGCGATTGGGCGGGTAAGTACATCCCTATCGTGCGGGTGGTGGGCAATGAGTTTGAAGTCAACGGGCAAATCTATGTCTCTGGCCTAGTGCGAAACGCCAAGGACGCCCAGCGGATGTACAACTACTGGGTGAGCCAAGAAGCAGAGATGCTGGCCCTAGCGCCCAAGGCTCCGTTCATTGGCTACGGTGGGCAGTTTGAAGGGTACGAAACCCAGTGGAAGACCGCCAACACCACCAACTGGCCCTACCTTGAGGTCAATCCAGATGTGACTGACGGCGCTGGTGCTACTCTGCCACTGCCCCAACGTGCCCAGCCCCCGATGGCCTCTAGTGGCCTTTTGCAAGCCAAATCAGGGGCATCTGAAGACATTAAAGCTGCCACCGGGCAGTACAACGCTAGTCTGGGCATGGGCGGGAACGAGCGCAGTGGCAAGGCTATCCTAGCCCGTCAGCGCGAGGGTGATGTTGGTACTTACCATTATGTTGACAACCTGGCCCGAGCCATACGCTACGTGACCCGGCAACTGGTGGACATGATTCCCAAAATCTACGACACCCAGCGCATTGCCCGAATCATTGGTGAAGATGGCGACACGGACATGGCAAAGATTGACCCGTCCCAAGAGATGCCGGTCAAAAAGATTGTCAATCAAGAAGGCATTGAGATTGACAAGATTTACAACCCCAATGTGGGCAAGTACGATGTGGTGGTGACCACCGGCCCAAGCTACAGCACCAGACGCCAAGAGACACGGGAAGAAATGGCGCAACTGCTGCAAGGCAACCCTGCACTTATGCAGATCGCAGGCGACTTGTTTGTCAAGGCAATGGATTGGCCTGGGGCTGATGAGTTGGCTAAACGCCTGGCTAAGACCATTGACCCCAAACTCTTGAGCGACGATGAAGACCCAGCCCTGCAAGCTGCCAATATGCAGATGCAGGCTATGGGGCAAGAGATGCAGCAGATGCAAGAAATGCTGCTAAACGTCCAGCAGTCAATGGAAGCGCAAGAGTTGGAAATCAAGCGGTTTGACTCGGAGGTCAAAGCCTACGATGTAGAAACCAAACGCATGACCGCTGTGGCTGCTGCCATGACGCCTGACCAGATACAAGAAATTGTGTTAGGCACTGTGCAAGGCATGATAACCAGCGGTGATCTGATGAGTTCGATGCCGATGATGCCGCCAGACCAAATGATGGGCCAAGACCAGATGGGCCAAATGATGCCGCCACCAAACCAAGGTATGTAACATGGCTACCACATCACTATCCCCCACGCCCAAGCTGCAATTCTTTGACGCCAACGGCGCACCTTTGGCTGGTGGGTTGCTGTACACCTACGAGGCTGGCACAACCACGCCGCTAGTTACTTACACCGACTCTACTGGCGTCAGTCTCAATACCAACCCTATCACTTTGGACAGCCGTGGCGAGGCCAATGTGTGGCTTGGCGCAGCCATCTACAAGTTTGCCCTGTACACCAGCGTAGGCGTGTTGATCTGGACGGTGGACAATATCAACGGCAGCACCTTTGGCGTCAATGCTACGGGTGACGGGACAACAACCGCTTTTTCGGTGGTCAACGGGTTTACCGCTATTTACATCAACGGCGTGTACCAGAACCGCAATACCTATACCGTAACTAGCGGCACGGTGACGTTTAGCCAAGCACCGCCCTACCTATCTAGTATTGAAGTTGTTTACGATTAGGAACAAAAATGTCTCTTACAAAAGTTTCCTATTCAATGATTTCTGGCGCGTACATTAACGTGCTTGACTATGGAGCCGTTGGCAATGGAGTTGCTGACGACACGGTGGCAATTCAAGCTGCCGTAAATGCAGCAGTAGGTAATCAGTTGGTGTTTTTTCCGGCTGGCGTCTACAAGATCACCGACACGATTAATCTTTACAAGGGGTCGCAGCTTCAGGGCATCAACCGCTATCAGGGCAACACAGCATACGCAGCAGGCGCTTATGGCTCAAAGATCAACTTTCTACCAACAAGCCTAAAAAACTTGTTTGAGATACAAAACCTGCCAGCGCCAGCGCAAACTTTTCGGTCTAAAGTTTCAATCCGTGGATTTGAAATTATTGGTGATGGCGGTACATATTCAAAAGCGGCGCTGTATTTACAAGACTCGATCTACAACGATTTTGAAGATTTGAACATTTCTTTGTTTCAATATGGTATTTACCACAATGGAACACCAATTAACAACCGCTTTGTAAACATTATTGCTGGCAACCTTTTAACTGAAAGTGTTCACTACGAAACTGGTGGCACAACGGATGTCTACGATCAATGTTCTTTTAACTTAGTCCCTCGCGGTGTTGTGCTTAAAGGTAGTTGCATTAATATGCGCTTTGTTAATTGCTTGTTTGAGCAAATTGACATTTATGGCATGGAGTTGTACAAAGAATGCCGAACTATTGAAGTTGTTGCGGGTTACGCAGAAGATGTGCCATTTGCAAACACTGCAACCAACGCAATGTTTAAGGTTTCGTACAGTGGGACAACATCAGATTTGTCAACAACCTTAAAAGTTGTTGGTGGAAATTTTACAGGGCGTGGAAGCGGTGGTATTGCTGGAAGTTTTCTTGATGTTGATGATTCTGTAGGTGTGCAGCTAATCGGCCCTTATGTTGCTCGTTACACCAACCTGATCAAAACAACAGCAAGCACGGCAAATTACGCCGTCGCGTGTTCTGCAATTCAATTTAACTCCTGCACAAACACATACACCGACATCACAAAAGTTTCTGGTGTGATTGATATTCAAGCTGTTAACTCAGGAACTGGCCCAATTGTTAGCGCAAATTCCGTGCAATCTGCAAGCGTAACTTCGGGTTCATTTGTCCAAACAAACGGCCCAACCTGGACATCAGACGGAACGTCACCAGAAGGTATAGTTACAGCGCCAGTTGGTTCACTTTTTTCAAGAACAAACGGTGGCGCTGGCACATCTCTTTATGTCAAAGAAGCTGGAACGGGTAACACAGGATGGGTAGCAAAATGACCAAAATTTATCGTGACGCAAACGGCAAGTGCATCAACATCGGCGAGTGGGATTTGAAAATTGATATCCTGCTGCCAGGTGGTGAGCGCATAACAAACCCAATTCCAGAGGGCGCGTATGAAGATCAAGCAGAAGTGGTTACTGGATGGGATGGTGGTTTGTATTTGGCAGACAATCCTCAAGCAAACTAAAAGGAATTAATCATGGCTGACTCAAAAATATCTGCATTACCGGCATCAACAGTTCCCTTGGCTGGTACTGAGGTACTTCCCATTGTTCAAAGTAGCACAACTGTAAAAGTTGCCGTATCTGATTTGACAGCAGGCCGCTCTGTATCTGCAACAAACTTTATACCATCTAGCTCTTCTGTTCCTACCAATGGTGTTTATTTGCCAGCAGCCAATTCCGTTGGTATAGCAACCAATAGCACTAATGCTGTAACAGTAGATTCTTCTGGCGCTGTATTTGCAAATCAAAAAACAGTAAATGTAAGTAATTCTGTTAGTACAGTTAGTGAAGTAGCTACGTTAAATTTAAGAACTTTTAACTCTAATTTTGGTATTAGTAATTCATTAGCAATAAGAAGCACCCTAAATAATACAACAACAGGTCAAAACACAGCATCATTTGCCATGT